CAGCAGTATTTGTGTATACACTACTATTTTTTTCGATAGTAAATCCGTTTGTAATTTGTATTCCCATTTTTTTTTATTTAAATTTACCTATAACATAAATATCATTTATTGTTACAGAATCGTAATCTATATTATTATCTAATAAAGTTATTATAACATTTCCGTTTTGCTCTTTAATTGTATAGTTACCAGGTAAATGTAATCCATATACTAATATTTCAAAATTTTCAGGAGAAGCACCCTCTGTACCATAATCCAATGATGAACTATAAATAGTTAATGTGCCAAATCCTGTACTACTTAAGCTATCAATACTTTTTCTTATAGTTCTAGCACCAAATTTTAAAATTTCATTGTTAAATGATGAAATAGTATTTTTATTGTTTATTAATTTTGTAGGATTTGGATTTGATTTTGTATTTGATTGAAATGATTGACTGGTTGGTAACTCTATATTTAATAAACTACCTGTAATATATAAATTATCATTTAAATTATTAGGATTTATTTTTGGAATAATCCTATTTAGTTTTCTCGCAGTAGAATTAAATTGTTTTAACATTTTTAATTATATTGTTCTATATCTCCGTAAACTTCTATGAAATCATCACTATCTAAATTATAAGAAAATCTACTTTTTATAAATTTTACAAGTAAAGAATTACTAGATTGTTCAACTACATAATCCTCTGCAGAAATAAATTGTGTATTAATAATTATTTTAAGTCTATCTTGTGTCTCTCTTAGTTCAATTTCTCTTAAAATATCAACAAATTTCCAACCACTTGCTTCCCATATAAAATGTGTAGCATTATTTAAATCTTTTGGTGTCAATACAGTCCTATTTACTTTTCGGCTTATTTTTTGAGTAATATCTAATAGAGTTCTTTTCATTATAGGTTAATAAATTTTCCTGTTATTGAAATTTCATCACCACTATCAACCGCAAATCCTAAATTACCTGCGTTAAAATTTAAAGTAAGTGAATTGCTAGTTATTGAGACAGTAAAATGTGTTGTAAAAAAATATCTTGTACCATTAATAAATACTTTTACATCATAAGCCAATGAACCGACTGTAATACCACTTGTAACAACTGAGGTGAGTGATGTTGGTGTATTTATCAATTTTATATTACTAAATGTTATAGTATTATTTGCTACCGGGTTTTGAACTTTACTACCATTCAATGAAAGAAAATCAATCAAATCTTTATTGTCATAATATGGTGAAGGTGTAGTTAAAAATCCCTCCAATCTGCCAGTACCACTTGTAATATCTGTTTCTGTTGCTACTACAACTCTTTTAGTAGATAATGATTTTTTAGTTGTTAATTCACCATCGAATTTTTCTGGTAATAAGTAAGCTTTAACATTTAGTGAAAATTCTACTCTGTTAATTCTATTCGTACCTTCTCCTACCTCATTAACTATGGTATATTCACTTACTGAAGTTTTAAATTTAAATTTTTCTTTATCACCCCAATATGAAGATGCAAAATTTAATTGTTCAATAACTTCATTTAATTGTTCTGTAAATGAAGTCCAACACATACAATCATAATTAACCTCTACATAATCAGGCATTGCTATTCTAAATATTTCTTGCTTTGGTTTGACCCCACTACCTAACGCTGTAAATCGGTCATAACGATTATCTTTTGAGTATTTTGTTATTGCGGGATAGGAAATATGCCTATTTGGCATTTGCATTGAATCATCTTTTGTAATTGATGTTCTACGAATCATTAGAATTGGTAATTGTATTTTACCTTTACTATCTCTAAATATTCCTTGTCTTCTTGCTCCATTCCATCTTTCAGAGTTACCGTAAATTACTGGTATTTTTATAGATGCCCCTTTTGAATCTTTTAAAGTAGGTAAAACCGTATCTTCTAAATAAGACATCATTGCATAATCAATATCAAAAAGGGTTATACTTTTTTTGATATCGGTTTGTTCCGATTTTATCTCCCTACCTCTATTTAAATCTTGTTTTAAAGGATTTGTTGACATTATAATTAATTTATTCTTTCTTCTATATTAAGATTAGATTTAGAAACCATAAAAGTTGAACATATTATACTCATATTTCTTTTTTCTGTTTCTGTTCCTGGCAATCCACCCAAATATTGTACTTCTGTTGTATTATCAATTTCATAATACGAATCATCAAAATAAATTATATCACCTATTTCAGGATATGCATTTCTTTCTCTACAAAGTTCTCTATCAAATCTAAATTCAATATTTTGATTTGTATCTGCACCAAATCCCTCATATGTGGCCGATTGTCCTTCTTTATTAATCAACACATATAATTCTACACCTGGATGCCATGTCTTATTCAGTGCTTCACCATAAATATTTACCTTTGTATCATCTAAATTTATTTTATACAATACACAAACATTTTCCACCACAGTATCAACTAATTCTCTGGCAACATTTCTAATAAAATTAATATCATTACCTACTAAAAACTTTGGCATATTATCCTATATATAATTTTAATGGAACTTTTTTTAACATATCTTGCTGATGGTCTGCCTCATTTTTTTTATTTTCCATCATTTTTATTCTACTCAATTCCTCAAGGTTTTCTCTTAATTGTTCTATCAATGCATCTTTTTCCGTTTGTGCTTCACTTCTTAATGCTGCACCATCTAATTGTACATCACCATCTGGAATTGGGACTGATGAATATTTTTCTCTTATTGCTCCTAATAATTCTTTCGCTAATGCTAATGTGTATTTTCTAATCCATTGTCTACCTACATCATTTATATTTGAATATTGAATAAAATCATACGGAACATCCGAATAATCAGAAATTGCTGTAGTTTTTACAATTTGTGAATTGTGTTCAAATTCATCTCTTTTTATATACTCAAAGTATATACGGCTTGGTGAATCTATTGTCGGTACAGGGAATATTTCCAATTTATTATTTACAATATTAAATGTATGTGCCGATTTGCGAATATGGTCATTAAATTCAATTTGTTGCATTCTTAATACATCCTCATACAACGGCATCAATAAAAATTGTGCTGCTGGAGAATAGTTACCGAATCCCAATTCTGAAATTAAATTTAATGTACCCTGTGCACCTACTGAATAAGGGTCAAAGAAACGAGTAATTGCTGGCACTGCTTCGTGATATACCTTTACCACATCTATAGTCGATGATGTTGTATTTAATGAAGCCGATATCGAACCGCTTGTAATTGTGTTATATCCCTCCGTCAATAAATCATATATTTGTACTGAAGATGATAAATTTACATAACCTTTATTAATTGATGTATTACCACCAACACCTGCTAAAGTTCCATATTGTTGAGACATGCGAATTGTTGTAGGTAAAAATGACCCCTCAACAAGTGTTTGGGAATAATTATCCCTACCGCCTGCTGATTGTTTAGGTTGCCCTTTTAAAATATCAAGGTTATTTCTTAAATTAAATTGATTTACTTGAGATGAGTATTCCGAAACAGATTCTTCAAAACATGCCCAAATTTGTTGATTATCCAATTCAATATTTACGATTGGATATCCCAATCTTTTTGCAACCCATACTGCAGTTTTAGGTGCATCTGCCTTAAATTCAGTATCACTATCATAAATACCGAAAGGCGTTGCTTCTAAAGAAGCAGATGCTGATAAAAAATTGTTTAGAGTTGAACCTGACCAAAATGTGTTTACAGACATTATTATAAATTTATAGAGTTATACTACTATAAATATAGAAATAAAAAAAGAGGAGTGATTTCTCACCCCTCTTTTATTTTAAGTCTAAAACTTACCTAAACACTCAAAATTAGAGTTGCTCTAATCCGTCAACGATAACTTTACCGTAAAACTCTGGTCTTACGATTTTCTTAGCGTATCTAGTCATTACACCTCTACGTGGAGTAAAGTTAGTTGGGTCATAAACTAATGGAGTCATAATCAATGGTACATAAGGTGCGTATACTGCTCCAGTCTCGAAGAAGTTAGAACCTTTGAAGCCCATTAAAATTACGTTATCAATCATATATGGGTTTTTGTAAACATCATATCTGTTTGAAATAGTACCAATATTTGATACACCTGCAGCGAACTGAAGCGCATCTTTACCTGGATTTGAATTAAAACCATTCATTGATTCTAATATTGTAGCTACGTTTGGAGATACAACTATAAAGTTTGCACCACCTCTCATAGTCAATTGGTGAATCTTATTAGATACCTTTTGTAATTTGATACCTAAAGTTTGGAACCAAGTTGATTTTTGGTATGCAGATGCAGCTGCTGAATTTGAATCAATTGAGAAACTAGAACCATTATACTCATATCCAATTCTTGCAGACCAATGCTCAGTTGTGAATGCATTTTGCTGTAACATCTCAAGAATTTCTAAATCAATCTCTAAAGAGATATATTCAGATAACATCTGAGTTAATTCAGCTTCAGCATCTACTGAATGGTACGCATTCAGGTCCTGTGCTAATTCTGGAGTCCAAATTGCTTTCAACTTACGAGTTTTTGCAACGATTGGCTCAGATTTCAATTCCAATTCAATTTCTGGAATTGCTAAGTTATCACCTCTATCTTCGAAATCACCTCTTGAAATTGAAGTAGGTTGTTTGTGATATGCCAAAGATACACCAAGTGTAGCTAAGTTTGTTAAACCTGTTGCAGTTGCAACAAATTCAGCATTTGAACCATTCTTAGTAGTATACTGAGGGAAGAAAGTTACAGAACCAGTTTGTGCAGTTGGTTCGAATGCTCTGATACCTTGAAAATCTGCATCAGATGGTAATGCTACAACAACTTTTTTCAATGTGTTAGCTGCAAAAGATGCAGAAACTGTTGAATTACTTAAATCAAAATCAATATCTGCTAAAGATGCTGATGCAAATGTAGCGATAATATTTGATGTTGTGTTGTTAATAGAATATCCAAATCTACCTGCTCCGTAAAGACCACCTTCAGCTGTTTGAGTAGAACCCAATTTGTTACCTGCTGGAGATAAAGAATCTTTACCAAAAGTTCCACCAGTTCCGAATAATGAAGAACCTGTGAAATCTGGGTTACCTGCTGGGTTTGTACCATATTTGAAATCCATATAGAAAATCAAACCTGAAGGTAAGTTCATTGGTTGTACAGAAACGAATTCTTTTGATGCAATACCACCAAAGATACGTCTAACCAATGGAAGAGCTACACCAGCCCACTCTTCAGAACCTGCTGAAGTACCAGTTCTGGTTGCTTCATCAAGTAATTGTTTAGCCTGGTTTTCAAGCATTACTGCCATACCATGCTTAGAAGTTTCTGAACCTGCTCCTTCGAGTAATCCAGTCTTCTCCCACTTTGCTTTCAAACCTCTAGTTTGCTCAAGCACTACTGATTGTGGGTTTTTGCCTGACATAATTTGTTTTAAGTCCATTTTAATTAATTTATTTTGTTAATTATTTAATAATTCCTGCTAATTTTTTAAATCTTTCAGAAAAATCTGCAGATTCTGCAATTACTTGCTTTGCTGCTGCTGGCTTTGTAGATTTTACTACTTTACTAGCAATTCCTTCTGAAATTGATTTTTTAGCAACTTTGTTAGATGAAGAATATTTGAAATTCTCTGCTAATGTAGAGTAAACCAATTTAACTTCTCTAACTGATTTTGTTCTATCCAAAGTTTCAATAACTTTAACTTTCTGTTCGTTAGTCATGTTATGAGCTCTGAATAATTTGTTAGCGAATAATAATTTAGCGTTTAACAAATTAACTTCATTGATAGTTTTTTGTAAAGATTTGATAGTTTTGTAAGCTTCTTTAAGCTCTTTCTCTTTCTCTTCTTTATCTTCTTCCTCATCAACTTTTTCTTTGTCATCATCTTTTTTCATATCCGCTTCCATTTCACGTAAGATTTCTTCTAAGTCGATAACTTCGTTTTTCTCTTCGTCATCTTTCTTATCTTCCTCTTCGTTGGTGACTACTTTAGGGTCTTCACCTTTGTCTGTACCAGCGTCAGAACCATCTGAATAGCTTTCGTCAGCTTTTTCTTTTTTCTCATCTGATTCCTCTTCTTCGTACATACCTTCTTCTTTTT